ATCGTCTTGTGCGTCGCACGCGAAAACTCCACCAACTCGGAAGCAAAACTCTTTGCAATCGAAGCAGAGGTCTTCGTCGGGATCTATTCCGGCTTGCCACAACATCTCTCGCTCGCTCATACGCCAGGATTCCGAATCAGTGCCTCAGCGTAAGAGTCTAGGTCCAACGCATGACACAATCGAAAGAAGATTATAAAGGACGGGGTTTGCTCACCGTGTTCGATGAAATGAACCGTAGCCGATGAGCTGTCGATGATCGCGGCCAGCTCACGTTGAGTGTAGCCTTTAGATCTTCGTCCCTTCTTCACGAGCTTACCGAACTCTTTTGTGATCACATCGTTGCGGTTCATTTGATCAGCGCCTTGTTGATAAACTCAACGATAGTCTTATCCCAAAGCTCAACGGTGTATTTAATTGCAACACGTTTGGCGTCGATCATCTTCTCAAGTTCTTCCATGTGTTCAGGCTTAAGCGTGCCTAAATATGTGCATCCTTCACGCCTAGGAACAAAGGTAATGTCGCCAGGTTGTAGGTCTGGATCTTTCATGTTGATGAACGTCGGCTTGATCTCTGCCTTAGGTGGAACGTGGCAGAAGTTCCGAAGCAATCCCTGTTGGACTGGGCTCAACTCTTTGCCGAAGACTTCCTTAACGAACAGCACTGGATCTTTCTTCCAAGCCTCAACTCTACTTTCCATAGAACTGCATCGCCTTCTTCAATTCGATAGCCTTGGCGTTGGTCACAACGTGTTCGAGCTTACCGTCGCAACACTTCTTAAACTTCTTACCTGACTTGCAAAAGCAAGCGTCGTTGCGTGGCCACTTCCTCAACGGGTTCCACTCGTATCCTTTGTTTGGCATTCTCACGGTTCCCATTACTTGCGTCCTTTCTTCTTAGAGCGACGACGACCGTTACCAAGTAGAAGATCGTAAGTAGTGAGACATTTGTAATCATCCCACAATAGATCGGATACGATCCCAACGATCTCTCTAATGTTGCCAACACTGACTTGTTTCTTTAGTCCTTCTTTGGCCGCGATGTGCGACACGAGCTGCTTTAGATTCATTTTGCCTTCCTTCCGAGGATCAGATCCTCAATAGTTATCGTACCCTCAACCTTTACTTTTTCAATCAAGAGGCCACGATGACGGCCTAAAAGTTCTAACGCTTTGAGTTTATCCCAGAACTTGATCTTGTGAGTCCAACCTATCTGCATCTTGTCCTTGCCTGAGCCCTCGAACTCCTCGGTAACTTCAACGGACTGAATGCAGGCAGCGATCTCAGCCGGAAGATCCTTGAGATTGATGAGTAAGCCTTGGTCGTTGAAGAGATCTCGGATGTCGGATGTGGCCACTTGCTTAAGCTGGCGCATAATCACGTTGTCCATTTGAGCGCCGTTAGAAAGGAGAGCGTTGGTGTATTGCTCTTTGCGAGCGTCGTCGTTGTAGAGCCAGGCATGGACAGAAGAGAACTGAGCCTCCCAAGTGTCGCAAAGATCCGCGAGATCCCCGCCGTTGGCAACGTGAGCGCAGATCAGCTCAAGGGTTTCGGGTTGGGAAAGGATTCGTCGTGCGTTCTGTTTGAGATCCGCAACGGTAATGATGTGGTTGACTTCTTCTTCAATGCTCATCCGATCAGGATACAGGAGAAGCGGACAAAAAAAAATGCGCGATCAGCTTACGCTAACCACGCATCTAACGGGAGTTTGAAACGCCTTCGATCCCAGCATATTGTTTCGTTTGCGCTGGGACGCGCACCTGGCCAGCGTATACGTGTGCGAGATTTGAACTCGCGGCTGCCGATTCGTTGCATCGTACAGGACAATCCTCGGCAGTCTCACCCGACGTAAGGTTTTGACCACTCACCCAACACGCACCTGATAGCTGAACTCCCGCCACTATTTGGCCTATCAGCCTATCCTCTTGATGTGAACACCTTGGTTACTGTGCGTCAAGAAATAGTGGCCGCCGGTCCTTTGTTCGGCGCGAGCCCTCGCCGTATTAATTCGCTCAACCTGCGAACGCTTTCCGTCTTGAGTAAAACTGCTCCAGGGAAAGACACGGGACTCGCCGACTTCGAGCAGCGACAAACCGTATTTGTCCGGCCCACGTTCCCTTGCCTTGGGCTCTTTGACCGCGCCGAGCCTTTGCCTGAGCCACGCGACGAACGGCTCGCTAGGGCCAGCCTCAGCCCTCCAAATGGATTCAATTTCTCGTGGGATTCTGACGATCATAAAAACCTCCTGCTACCCCTGATGCCCGCTACCCCTATGGTCAAACACTTATGGGAAAAAAAACAACATAGCAGTAACAGTTACGTTGTTATATACATAATGATATTTATATATATAGAGTAGCAGGGGTAGCAGTAGTAGCCAGCCTTTAGATTTAATAAGTTAAGCCGCTACCCCTGCTACGTTTGCTACGCTAGAAAACAACCAACGCACAGAGTTATAAGAGGCTCAGGTTTTTAATGCACAGCGAAAATATCTCTTTTAAAGTATACACACCGCGTTACCTGCTACCCCTCCCTCAAAAAGAGGGGACAAAACTCACACAAGAAATTTTGATTTGTGCCCCCCCTTTTTCCCTGCCCTTATGCTTTGGCCGCGAGCGCGGGCCGTCAAAAGACCTAGGGTTTGTTTTTTGGGAGAAATGCCTCATTGTGAATTAAGAGCCAGCTTTCGTTTCCGAAGGGCTCCCAGTCATTTTACGGCCAGGAGTTTTGCCCTCCTTAAGGTCCGCCGAAATGATCAGTCTTTAATGAAACGAGAGCTGGCTCGCTTCGGTATCGGGCAGCCACACTTTAACTTGCCGCCCAGCTCGACGCAAATTGTGAGACTTCCAACCTGCTTTCTTCATGGCTTGCGCGATGCGTTTTTGATAACGAGAATCAAGTCTTGCCAGCTCAATTTTAAGGCCGGTCATCGCGATATGCTCCATGGTCGTCTCGGTCTTGCCCACGAGATAGGCCGCAATCGGCTCCTCCCAAGGATCAATTTGACGACGGTCCTCCTGCTCTTGAGCAGTGGCGTCGGGCATGGTCCACCAATTGGCTCCAGTTTTAAAGAGTTGCACGGCCTCAGCAAAGAGCTGATCTCGGTGTTCCTTGATCATGGCCAGGTCCACACGCTTCACGGCAATAGGCCAATACCTACGGCCTCCAGTGGTGTCCTTTAAATACTCGTGTTCGTTTGTTGATCCAATGAAAACGCAACGGCGAGGGTAGTCCTCGGCGATGCGGCCATAAGGTGCGCGGAACCTATCGGTCTGGCACGAGATCACCTTCTTCATGGTGTTGGCATCGGCCTTTGAGAAAGCGTCCAGCTCTCCAATTTCGATGATAAGTTTACCATGCAGCGTAAGAAAGAAGTCCTTCGATGTGATCGACTCGTTGACCTCGGCATACCAAGGACCGCCGACGAGAGCTAACGCCGAAGACTTGAAAGTCCCCTGCGAGCCCTCAAGGATCACCATATTGTCAACCTTGCAACCAGGACGTAAAGCACGAGCCACAATAGAAATCCACCAATTACGAGAAGCCGCTCGCGTGTACTCGTTATCCTCGCTGCCAAAACATAGGTTGAAAAAATTCTCGATACGATCAAGGCCATCCCAAGTAAGATTATTAAGCCAGTCAGTAACTTCATTCTTTCTCCTATTAAATGCGTGCTGTCTCACACCGTCAGCGATCACGTACTTGTTGAACTTCGTCAGGCCAAGCTCGCGCTGAAATAAACTCACGAGCTGAATGTCGTCGTTGTCCACCCAAGGCCGAGTGTTCTCTGTTCCCCATTTGGTGAAGATTTTTTGGTGAAACTCATCAAACCAAACCATGTCTTTAAAGCGTGGATGTTTCTCAAGCACGATCTCAACATTGGCTTGGTTCACGATTGGCTGCATTTTAGGAGTGAGCTGAATGCCGATCTTCTCCCACATACCGAAGTGGGAGCCATCAACAAAGACTGCGTTGTCATCGTCAGCGGCCTCAGCCGCCGCGTCCGCTTGCGCGTCAGGATAGAGGTCAACAGGAGGCTCGTCGATGTGTGTTGGACTTACGATATTAAGTAAAGGTCTGGCCCAGTCTGCGAACGTACTCCAGATCAAGCCCTCAGCCACAGCGTCGTGTGCGTCCCAACCTGGAGGTTTCCCAGTCGGATTTAGGATCTTCACCTCGGGACAGTAGTCAACGAGTTGAGCTGCAACAGCGAGCATGGCTTTCTGGCCTGGCTCATCGTTGTCTGGCCACAGTAAAAGTTTTCGTCCTTTAAGAGGAGAGAAGTCCACTTTCTTAATGGCTTGCGCACCGCCTGGCCAAGTGACTACAACGTATCGAGGATCAACGAGGGACTTGGCGGCGTCGGCTGCCTTCTCTCCCTCAACAACCATAACATTTCGGGTTGGGAAGTTTGCGAGATCGGATAGATTGTAAAGAGGACGCGGCTCAGGATATGCTTTATTGATCCAGCCTCCTGATCTGCTCCAACAGTAGGGGACGAATTGTTTTCGTTTGCCAGGCTCATCAAAACGAGCAATGTAAAATAGAGTTTCCCCAACGCTGTCTTCGTATCTCCAGAAGGCAGACGCCAAACCAAACTCGCGATGCCTGAACTCAGGCGGCGGTTGATTGATAGGAGGTTTAGAAATATCAGGAGGCAACGCTGCCGGTGTGGGTTTAGATGATCGCTTGGGTTGATCGAAGTTGTATCGCTCGGATAATTCACGCGCAGCCTCTCCGTTCTTGATTGATTTTTGTGTGGCATATAAGGAGATGAGGTCGCCGCCTTTGAGTCCGGCTGAGAAGTCTGCCCACTTGCCGGTCTTGGTGTTGACTTTGAGAGAGTCGCCAGGTCTGCCGTTGATGTCGGCGCAAGTGTATTCAACGCCAACCATTTTGCCGCCTGGCAGCCACTCAATACAGAGTTCTCGAACACGCGACAACAGCCGCGTATTCAGTCCCTCAAAGTCTATAGGCATTAATACCCTCCCGTGCCTCAGCGATTGATCTTGCAACAACTCCGATGCCGCCCAGTGCGCGGATCATATTCACAAAATCATGCTGTCCCTCTGACACTACACCCCGCCCATGTTTTACCTCAACGGCTGCGAAAACTCCAACAGCACGGCCTAACATTTCAGGCGTAATTATAATGCGTTGCAAGCCAATCAAGTCGGATGAGTATTCGCAAAGGCCAGCGTGGAAGGGACGAGCGTTGCGTATCAACACATCTCCAGGCAACACCGTTGCAGTGAAGGCTTCGTGAGACTTCAACACCGGCCCTCCAACCCACGCCTTGCCGACGTTGTTGCGCCACAATCTAAGGAACGGATCTTCCTTCACGAGCTGAACTTGGATCTCTTTCATGACTTTGTTTTCTGCGGTCATACCTTGCCCTCCTTTTTGGCCTTGGCTTTTGCCGCTCGTCCCGCCAGGATGTGAGCAGCCCAAGCTTCCGGTCCTTTGTATCCCCTAGTTTTTCCGAGCGCGATCAGGTCATCGAGTTCCTTGGCTTGATGAGTCTGAAAGCCTTTGATCATTCGCACTCGTCCGTTCATAACCTCAACAAGATCCCCTTCAACTTCCTCAATCTTACGAGCCGTGATGAGAAAGACATGGCCGCAAAGAAAGCACGACCTATTAAAGGAGGTTTGAGCTGCGAAACATTTTGGACAGATCTTAACGGATGGCCCAGCCTTGTCCGTTGATTTGGTCACAGCCCTGCCCTGGAGGTTCCACTTCCTCGGCTCGTCAGGCAGGCCATGGCGCATACAATTTCCGCCGTGATCAAGGATGATCGCGACCTTACCTTCGATGTAACGGAGCGCCCTGCCGCAGCGTTGGAGCCACTTAGTAAGCGAGTTCGTTGGAGCCGCGTCGATCACGCACTGGATCGCGGGGACATCAAAGCCCTCGCCAAAAAGATCCACATTAGAAAGGACGCGGATTCGTCCGGCCTCAAAGTCTTTGATCGCTCGGTCCCGCTCCTCGCTTGGAGTCTCACCGTCAACGTGAACGGCCATGACTCCAGCGGCGCGGAACTGGGCAACGATGTTGTTTGAATGCTCAATGCTGCCAGCAAATACGACGGTCTGGTAATCGTAAGCACGGCGTTGCCACTCGGTCACAAGGTTCCCAACGATCACGGGCCGGTTCACGATCCCGTTGATGTCTGAGATCTTGAAGTCCCCGTTGGCTCCCTTGCCAATGCCTCTTGTGTCCACCGTTGCAGGCGCGAACAGCTTGTAAGGTGAGAGGTATTTGTTTTCGATTAGCCATGCGACCTCTGGCCCGTCGAGCATTTCATCGAAGTAGTCTCCGAGTCCTCGGCCATCGAGACGGCCAGGTGTTGCGGTGAGTCCGATGTGGAAGGCGTCAGGGAAAGCGGCGTGGATTCGTCCCCATGTTGCCGCAGCGATGTGATGACATTCATCCCATATAAAAAGAGAAGGACGAGCAATGCGCCCGAGCCTGTTCGCAAGAGTTCCGATAGATCCGATCTGAACAAAGGGCTCTCTGTCGCCAGGGAAACCGGCAGCGATAATGCCATGACGTACTCCAACATTAGAAAACGTGCGCGTGGATTGAAGGACTAACTCGCGGCGATGCACGCAGAAAAGCGAATGCATCCCCTTGGAGGCCGAAGTCTCCAGCATATTCGCAGTCAAGACGGTCTTGCCTGAGCCTGTTGGGGATTTAAGGATAAGTCGTTTGACTCCAGCTAACATCCGTCCACGGGCGCGGGCAATAAGATCCGCCTGATACGATCTCAGTCCGTAATTGCTCATGATTTTTTGAGAGGGCTAGAACTTAGAGAGTTCTTCCTTCTGTCAAATCGCGGTAGGTGATTCTTTTTTTGATGCGCTTGGCGGCCTTGATGATCCGCTCGTGAAGACGCTCAGGCACTCGGCCCGCGTTGCCCTTCTTTGCAACAGGTCTACCCCAACGGCAAACGCTGGATGCGTCGCGACGGATGGCCTTAGCTGTGGCCCGAACTCCACCGAAAGTCTTATAGACAACGGCGGCAGGCTTCAAAGATTTAGGTTTGGTCTTGGTTTTTTTCATAGTGATTGCCCTCATATTATTCCCCCTAGAAGTAGGTATCATCCACCTGCTTAAAAAAAAAGTCAAACCCCTGTTGTATTTTTGTTGACGCAACATTAAACCAATCAAACAAATTAAAATTATCTGGGAGGGTAATCATGGGTTATAGAGTTGAGGATTTTGCGGACGAGCTGGACGAATTGTCCCGCATTGTGGGAGAAGCCGACAGGCTCAACGAGTGGGAGGAAGACTTCGTTATCTCGATGTCATCGAAGGACTGTGAAGCTCCACTGTCACACAAGCAAGCCTCAACAATCGAAGAGATCCACGACAAGGCAAGCGAGAAAGGTTGGATTCTTCATGACTAAGAAGCAACGCAGGCTCCAGGCTGAGAAAGTAAAACAAGAACTCCAGCTCCGAAAGTTTTGGAAGTTTGAATACGAGAGAGAGCGAGACGTTTTAATTCTAATCCCAACGCTCATGATCAAGTTCGGAGAAGGCATCTCCTTTATTTGGGGACAATGGATGATCGGTATTCGTCGAGATTGTAGGATGGCATGAAGACGATAGATCTCACCGAAAAATTCACGGCATTTTTAAAAGAGAACTTCGGAGACAGGAATCAAATTGATTACTACGAGATCACAGAAACATTTGAAGAAGCGATCATCGGCTGGGCTCATCATGGCAACGTGAAGCACACCGCAGATTTTCTTAAGCTCAACAGAACAACTCTGTCTGAGAAACTAAAACGTCTAAGATTGAAAGGGTTTGAAATATGAGTCTATTTAGTTTGGTGTTGGTATTGGTAGTGGTTGGGTTTTTTCTTTGGTTGATCAGCCTGATCCCTCAGATAGATGCCACGTTCAAAAAGATTATCTATGGAGTGGTGATCTTCTTTACTGTCCTATGGATACTCCAACAGTTTGGCCTAATTAGCGGATTAAACTTGAGATTAAAATGAGACTTGACCTTCCCATTAAACATAATCTATTAGACGTTTATCCGCAGCATAGTGCTGTTGGATCAACGCTAAGGAGTGTTATGAGAAGGTCTAAGGTTATTGATCGAAAGTATTTAAAGGCAAAGGAACTCGTTGAAGCTGGCAGTTCAGTGGCGGAAGCTTGCCGTAAGGTAGGAATGTTGCGACCGAACTACACGAGACGCGATCAAAAAAGCCAGAATGAACCTGTTGTAAGAGTTCACTCTGGCGCACGGGTTGAGAAGTCCAACGCTGTGAAACGAAGAACACAACCAAGTCTCTTAGAACTTGCGGCTGATCTTGTCATCGTTACCAACAGTAAGAATCTCTCGAACGTAATGCGGAGCTTCCAATGAGAGCGGTGCATTTATTCACAGACACCGACATGAGACAGGGACACGAGGGACTTTTTAATGTAGCAAAGTCCAACGGTGTTGACATCAACAAGCTTGATCCCGCTGAGTGCGTAATGTTTTTCAATCGTACAAAAGATAAGGTGAAAGTTTTCAGTGTGACCGGCGTTGTTTCTTACGCCAGGTTTGAAGCTGAGGCTACGATGTTGGACCTCAACGTGTTCTCTCAATCGGTAGGCAAGGATCTTAAAATGGATTTTTCCCCACGCACTTTGACCAAAGTGTTGAAGGCGCTGAACGTGAAGCTTGGAAAGGCGGCTGCGTAATGGGAGAGATTGCAGACATGATGCTCGACGGAACTCTATGCGAGGGCTGCGGCGTGTACCTTGGAGACGAAGATGGCTTCCCAAGTTATTGCGTTGGCTGCGAGCGTGGCCGTCGTGAAAAAAGAAAGCAACGTCCGAAAAATAAGAAGAAGGGTAAAGATGAAAAACAAATCGGGACAGGCAGTGTTGGGGTTCTCCGCGCTGACACTACTACTATTGTTAGGTCTAACGCTGGCACTGTGGGGATGCCCAAAGTATAACGTCTACTCCTCCAGGCAGGACGGCATGGCCCAGCTTGCGCACGCTCAGTTCTCCAGAGAGGTAGCTGTTGCAGAAGCTAAGGCAAAGAATGAGGCCGCTGAATTGCTGGCTCAAGCTGAGGTCACTCGTGCAAAAGGCGCGGCTCAAGCGAATCTTATTCTCGGTGAAAGCTTAAAGGGCAACGAAGCCTACCTTCGATACCTCTGGATTCAGAAGCTTGAAGAGGGATCAAACCGCGAAACAATATATGTCCCAACAGAAGCCGGACTTCCTATCCTTGAGGCGGGGAAACGACGATGACAAGGGCAACGATAGCAGTTGGATCGCCAGGAGTTTACAGGGACCGCCAAGGTACGCGAGTTGAAATTATCGCGATGTCGGTGAGAGGGGACAAGCTTGGATGTTGGATCGGTATTGATGACGAAGATCAATTATTCTTTTGGAATGTAGACGGGACGTTTGAATCTAATCCAGCATTGACTGATTACGATATCGTTGGAGTGTGGAGCAAATGAAACCAATCTGGATAACTCCAACAGACCGAGCCCACTGGCTTGAGCTGAGAATGGATGACCTAACATCAACAGACATCGCCGCGTTGTTCGGCTGCTCACCATATACAACCTACTATGAAGTGTGGCATCGCAAGCGACACCGCCTTCACTCGGAGTTCGACAACGACAACGAGCGTATGAAGTGGGGAACTCGGCTTGAGTCTGTCATCGCTAACGGTATCGCCGAAGACAACGGATGGCACGCGCTTCCTCTCAAGGACTACGCCAGGTTGGAAGGCAAACGAATCGGATCGTCATTCGATTTTAAAGTAGCAGTGGGAGATCGCAGTGGAGTATTCGAGATCAAGAACGTGGACGGTATGCAGTTCTCTCGGGGCTGGGAAGGTAAGGAAGGCGCTGATCTTGAGGCTCCTCCTCATATTGAGATCCAGGCCCAACACCAACTGGCGGTGTCAGGTTTGGAGTTCGCCAAGATCGCAGCTCTTGTCGGCGGCAACAGGCCGGTCGTCATCCACAGGGAGCGAGACGAAGATGTGATCGCCGCGATCTTTCAGAAGGCCGCCGAGTTCTGGAAGTCAATCGACGAAGACCGCGCACCTGAGCCGGACCTGTTGAAGGACGCGAACTTTATCGCGCAGCTTTACAAGACCGCCGAGCCAGGCAAGATCGCAGATCTCTCGATGAGCAAGCAAGCTTTGGCCTACGCTCGTGCGTATAAGGCTCACGCCGAGGACGAGAAGGCGGCCAAGGCTAACAAGGATGCGTGCAAAGCCCAGCTCCTCATGCTGATTCAGGACGCGGAGAAAGCCTATGGCGCTGGCTTCACGATCTCAGCGGGGACCGTTGGACCTGCTCCGATCAGCTACATGAGAGAGCCTTACCGAATGTTTAAAGTCACTTTCAAAAAGGAGAAATAGATGGCAGCGAAAAAGAAACCAAAACAAAAGTCAACACCGAAGAAAGCAAAGGAGCCAAGTGAGATACACCGACATCTCTTAGACATTCGTCACAACCAAGATATATTGGCGACGGCGGTCACTGGGCTTTCTAAAGTAATCAAAGAGCTGGACCTCCAGGTTCAACAGTTCAAGTTGACCGGCGTTCGCGAGCTGGCCCACGACATGATCAACGTCATGGAGAAGCAGCTTCAACTCCAATACCCCGAGATGTATGAGCAGATCGAGCAACGTAAGCACAAAAACGAATTGGAAAAAATCCAGTTCGAGCATGACCTCAACAACCCCAAGATCACACAGGAGAACCATGACAACACAATCGGACAACCCCTCAACCCCGACACCAACGACACCGGAACAACCGAGCAAGGTGACTCAGCTCCAGCCAAAGAAGGCGCTTGAGGATAAAGCTGGGACTCCTGTTGATCCCGCAAGAGAACTGCTTTATCAAGGCTGGGCCGCGAAGCTGAAAGAGCTTTCTGATTTTGCCCACGCCAACAACATTCGTTTCATCAACTTCACTGAGGAGTCTGACGACAAGCTCACGATGAGAGGCAATCTCTCCAGAGAGTTCATGGTCAAGACCGCCAAAGGTGTCGTTGAAGTTGCAATGATGCTCGCTCAAGAGACGATGATTAAAAACATGGAAGCGGCAGAAGCGCAGCTCAAGGCTGAGGACGATGCGGCAAAACAACCCAAGAAAGAGGAAGCAAAATCATGAGTACCGGAAGATTTGACTATGTAAAATTTGACGAAGAGGCAACGACCGAGATCTCTTCTCTTAAAAATAAATTCATTGACCTTGAGGCAGCCGTTGATCAGTGGCCCAGCTCACGCGCTAAGTCTCTCGTGTTGACCAAACTCGAAGAAGCTTATATGTGGTGTGGCAAAGAGATCCGCGACCGCCAAATCAAGCGCGATGAAACCACTGAACAGACCGAAGAAAGGACCAACGTATGACGGCCACGAGATTATATTTTGTATCAACCAAAGGTAAGACTGGGATCGACGACACAGTTCTCGTTGAAGCTTCAACTCCAGCTCAGGCATTACGCTTTGTTGCGGCTAATGCTTTTGAGACGCGCATCGCTTCTGCAAAAGAAGTCGCCTCTCATCTTAGCCAAGGCGGTAAACATTTAGACGCAACAACCGAGGAGGTGAAAGATGTCGGAGCAACAACAGAATCCCCCGCAATCGCAGTCCCTAACTAAGAAGGAAACACTTCCTCCTGTTGTTGGGGTTGAGCGCCTTAAGGGTTTGCTCGCTACGCCAAACATCAAGAAACGATTTGAGGAAATGCTCGGCGGCAAACGTGCGCCCGCGTTCCTTTCAAGCGTGGTGTCCGCAGTCAACGCGAACAAACAGTTGAAGGACTGTGAGCCGATGAGCGTAATCTCTTCGGCTGCCATCGCAGCGGCTATGGATCTTCCGATCAACCCGAGCTTGGGCTTTGCTCACATCGTCCCCTATCAGGGAGTGGCTCAGTTCCAAATGGGTTGGAAGGGATTCATCCAGCTTGCAATGAGGTCCGGTCAATACAAGACGATCAACCTTGCGCCAGTGTTGGAAGGGCAGATCGTAAATCACAATCCATTCACTGGAGAAATGCAGTTCAACCCAGAAGCGAAGTCGAAAGATGTCGTCGGGTATCTCCTGTATTTCAAACTCCTCAACGGGTATGAGAAATATTTTTACATGACTTACGATCAGGTCATGGCTCACGGCAAGCGATACTCGAAGGCATTCCAAAAGAACTACGGTCCTTGGAAGGATGACTTTGAAGCCATGGCTTTGAAGACTGTCTGCAAAATGGGACTCTCGAAGTTCGGGATTCTTTCCATTGATATGCAGAAGGCTGTTGAGGTTGACCAAGCCGAAGTCGATGAGAGTGGAGAGGCGGTAAGCTTCCCCGATCAAGTCGTTGAAGGTGAAGATCAGCCCGCTCCAGAGGTTAAGACCACAAGCTCGAAGCTCAAGAATATCGTGGCAGATAAGAACAAAGCCGCGACCGACGCTGAGATTGTGGATGTCCCTGCGGCAAAGCCTGACGACATCCCGTTGTAAGTGTTGAGGTTTTCATTTTAAGTTTGACTAACAGATTATGTTTGTTTAATGTAGAGGTATGACCATGAAGAAAACGAACAAGGTTCCCGAAGTGAAAGCTTCACGTAGTATATACGTTGACTCTGTAACGTGGGATCAATGCAGGAGCAAAGGCGTTAACATCAACGCCGAGATCAACAAGCTCTTGAAGAAGATCGCAAACACGGGAACCTGTCCCGAGTGTGGTCAGAAGTTGGAGACAAAATGAAAACCTCAATCTTAGTTCTCGTCCTTGCCCTCGCTGCCTGCGGTAAGAAGTCCGGCGGTGCTGGCTCAGGCGGTGGAGCGCAAGCTCAGTCCGCCTGTCAGTCCGGCTCGCTTAACGGTGTGTTCGCTGACTCAGGCAACGTCCTTCTCTCGATTGTAAATTGTGGATTCAACCACGGCGTCAACTCTGCCTGCGTTCTTGAAGGTAATATGACCACGACCGGAAGCGGATCGGGAACTGCAACACTTGAGTTCACCAACGTAGCCGGTGCGTGTGGCGCAATCCCTGCGACCATGACCTGTAGCTACTCGCTCACGGGTAACGTGTTCGGTCTTACCTGCCCAGACCTTGGGCTCAACCAAAGTTACACGCGAGTCCCGTAATGGAAGCGGCTGAGAAGCCCGTCCACTACGTCAGGATTCCGCAGACCTATGATGGCAAAGACGTTGAGAAAATGCCGCCCGAGTTTAAGTTCACCGAGTATCCAGAACTGTGGTGGGGAACCGCGATCTATGCGCTTAACCCCGATGGCACGTTAAAGTTTCTTGATTCAGACTGGGACTCGTCAGGTTAACAGAGGAGAGTGTATGCCTAAGATCCAATACGTCCCGCGAAAGTTCTCGGACAAATCACTGGCCCTTATTCAGACCGCCAATAAAATTATTACCGAGTACGCAGGTCAAGGCTTCGATCTCACTCTCCGTCAGCTCTACTACCAATTTGTTTCTCGCGACGTAATCCCCAACACTCTTCGCGAATACAAGAACCTTGGCTCCGTCATCAACGATGCCCGTCTCGCTGGCCTTGTTGACTGGGACGCGATCACTGATCGCACGCGAAACCTAGTATCCAATTCGCACTGGACTTCTCCAGGTTCAATCGTAAGAGCCTGCGCTAATCAATACCAGATCGACAAGTGGGAAGATCAAGAGAACCGTGTTGAGGTTTGGATCGAGAAGGACGCGCTCGTTGGTGTGATCGAAGGGATCTGCCAAGAACTCGATGTTGCTTACTTCTCTTGTCGCGGCTACACCTCTCAGTCTGAGATGTGGTCCGCAGCTATGCGCCTGAAAAAATACGAGGACAGCGGGAATCAACGCACTCACATCATTCACCTTGGCGACCACGATCCAAGCGGTAAGGACATGACACGCGACATCCAAGATCGTCTAACTCTCTTTGGTTCAACGGCAGAGATCCACCGCATCGCGCTCAATATGGATCAAGTTCGCAAGTATAACCCGCCGCCTAACCCCGCGAAGATCACTGACTCGCGTGCCACTAAATACATCAAACAATTCGGTCGCGAATCGTGGGAGTTAGATGCCCTCGATCCGAAGACTCTGGCCGCTTTGATCAAGAAAAATGTTTTGTCGTTCCGCAACGAAGAACTGTGGGACTTAGCCGTTGAGAAAGAAGAAGAACACAAGGCCACTCTTGTAAAAGTATCTGACGAAATGTAATGTCTGTTGAGGAGGAACGTATATGAGGATCGTATTTGGAATATTCTTTTTATTGGCAGCACTCGGCATTGTGTCCGGCGTGTTGGATGTGATTCAGGAACGTAAATCTGTTTCGATAACAACTCACCAACTGCAATCAAATCTCTACATATCTTGCACTAACAGAGGCAAGTGCCTTATCTGCAACGACGAAGGCGACGATCAATTGGCTATGATGAAATGCGGTCGCGCAGTGAGTGAGCTATGAGAGGGATCGCAGCGCAGGTCTATGAAGTCTGGAGTCATTGCCGCCTAAGAACAACGGACGTTGATGCAGTGTTGATGTTGCCAAATATCCCAGTCGTTAAAGTGGACGGCATTACAAAACGATTCACGTTCTCGACGGAACGGCTTGAGAAAAAACGGGAAGCCATCAAGGATCTCTTGGCAAAAATGGACGGCAAGTTCCACACTAAAGGAGGAGGCGGCGCAAGCTGGCTCGTCCTCAACATCGACAAGGATCGAAAGAAGTGGGGCGAGCCTCAAGATGTCGAGCGACTCTTCGCTCTTGCCGCAGGGCTTAACATGGCCAAGTTTATAAATGAGAGAGACGAGTGGGCGATCTTGCCTGGCGGTGTCCCCTATGTCATGTTTGACGTAGAAGGGAAATTAATTACATGAAAAAAAGATTGTTGTTTTTATTATTACTCGGAGCTTGCGCATCAACGCAGACCCCAACGTCGCCAGGAGGAGAGGTCGTAATCCTTCCAGTGCCAGGTCCAAAGCCTCAGCCCGACGAGAAGATCGCGAAGCTCTTGGCCAAACCCGCGAGTGACTATCCGCTCAAAGGATGGCACGCGGACTATGACGCAATCCTTGTTGCGGCTGCCGAGAAGTTTCCAGTCACAGTTCCTTGCGATGACGTTGCCCTGTTCTTTAAGTCAATCGGATACAAGGAAACGACTGGCTTCAATCGGAACTCCAGCTATATGGAACCGCCTCCTCTCGGCTACACTTCTGACGGACTGTTGCAGTTGTCGATTGAAGATGAGGCTGGCTACAAGTGTGGTTTCACCACAAGGGAAAGTGTGAGGCATCCGATCCGCAATCTCTACTGTGGAGTGAAGATCCTCAACAAGATTCAGAATCTCTCCAAGTTCAAAGGCAAGTCGATCTATTACCAAGCCGGTCAATACTGGAGCGTGATGCGCGACTTCGGTAACTGGCCCAAGGCGAACGGCAGACTTGCGGAAGTAAAAAAATACTTCAACGCAAACTCAAAAGATTGTGTGTGGTAATTTCTGCCGGTGTTGAAGTACATTCTTTTTGTGTTAAAACTGTTGGCTAACTAACTAGACGAAAGGAGAAAATTTATGCGTCTAAAAATGTTAGCAACGGTCTTGACCTTGGCCTCTCTGTCTGCCTGCTCTTGGTTCCAATCCAAGGATGACGAGACACCCTCGACTCCACGAGAGCGAGAAGAGTTTGTCGTTTGCACCGACAGTCCTCAGCCCGCCGAATGCGTGGGCAAATACAAGTCTGGCAAAGTTTGCAAGCCTTCCTTAGAGCATCACTCTTTGGAGAAGAACTGTCCTTACAAAAAATAAAGGAGACGGCCTCAGCGCGAAAGTGTTGGGGCCAATTTAAAAATGATCCGCTCGAAAGCTATCGGCCCTGGAATCTGGCTCTATGCAATTTGGCCCGATCAGATCCGCGTGCGTAGGTGGACAAAGCGAAACCCGCCAGAGTTGAAGTCGGGCCAGTGGGTTGAGATTAATTTTTGGAGTTCAGAAATTCGTTATGCTTATCTTGAACTGAGCTATGATCGACAACGATTAGTGGTCGTTGGCGTGGAACGACCAACACCTTTTGGTAGGGACCGAAAAAGTTATCTGCTATACGCGTGGCAGAATCCAAACTACCAGCGCGGAAATGCGCGAACTTTCGTCCCATACTCCCACACGGGAGAAGTTCAAACACATCCCATTGCTTCCCATTAAATTCTTTTGGAGGCTTGCGATTAAATGCCATCGCGTGGACCGTTGAGATCGTTGCTCAAATCTTCGGCATCTTTCGCGGCCCGAGTAGTCGCATCTTCATGAGCCTGCTTATCCTTGGAGTCGAGCCATCGTTGATACCAAGCTTGAATCCATTTGTTGACGAAGTATCCAGCGATCAACACGCCGATAGCGCATACGAGTTTGACGATCTCCATTACGGGGATTGATCCCATTACTTGCACTCCACTGCGGAGCGACCGGCGGAACTGTATTGAACCTTGCACTTGAAGTCTTTGCTCCAGGTGTGAACGCCGGAATCAATCGGCATCGGATCGTAGCCAGACTTCAAGACGATGAGCATGGCCACACCCTCGGCGCGGCCCGTGCGAAGAACGCCATCGGCATCCTTCCACCGAATCTCCGCGAGCGCGGTCGCCACACGAGAGTCCGACTTCTGCCATCGGTCATGACCGATCAGATCCCGAAGAGGGATCTCAATGATGTTGCCGGTCAAGGGGTAGGTCTTGGTCGTGTCCTTAAAGTAAACCGTGACCTGGCCGCCGACGATGTATTTCGAGGAAGGCACTACGATGCGCCAGGATGACGCTATTTGAGAGCCTTCCTTGAAGCGGCAAAGATCCGCGCCCTGAACAGGGATCGCAGCGCAGGGGCCGCCAGCGAGCGACGCGACCAAAGTAAAGTCCCCCGAAGCGTAAGCCTCAGGGGACAAATCAATCTTGGGTTTGCACGCGGTGCATGAAGCCAAGAGGATGAACGCGAGTAGGAAATTTGCCTTCACAACTTACGCCGTTTTCTTAGAGTTGAAGATCGAGAGGTAGTCGAGGAACGGCTTGATCTTCGCGGTGAACGCGGCGATCTTGTCGGCCAGGACCGGCGCTCCAGCAAAGCGGGCAGCGATTTCGGGAACCTTAAGGATCGACTGAACCGCGACGGAAAGCACGGTGAAGATTACAGCGGCAGCGCCGAGGTACTTCAAAATGTTTACGATCAGCTCGCCGACTTTAGGAATCTTTTGCAAGAACTCCAACACTGGCTTCACCCAATCGAAACCAGGAGGCGGGGACAGAACAGGATCAGCCGCCTGAGCTAAAGCCTGCAAAGGAGCGAACGCAAAAAGCGCCGCGACCAAACCGAACAAAACAAATTTGAAATTAATTTTCATGAAAAACCCTCCACAATCAGAATATCAGGATTCCGAGAATGTAAAAGGCACTGTCAAGTATTTGATACTACGGGCCAGGAGATTTTTTTGGGAACCGCTCTTGGAGAATTGTCTTAATTGTGATCACATCGTTGCTCATGGTCTTCACTTCCTGGCGCAATGTGGACACCTCTGACTTGATCTCGGCTGACGTAGTGTCGGCGATCCTCGTGCGTTCCACGCGGCTGGCCTTGATGACCTCTACGTCGCTCTTGATATTCGTCACGTAAATGACTGAGCTTACAACTGCTCCGAGAAATAAACCTATCAAGCCCACAGAGACAACGCTCTCGTGGTTGAGTCCATGCTTTGCTATAGACATACTTCCCACCTCCACAATCCCCACCCCAATCTTAGATTCTGGCATACCCTAAGGTAAAGATCCATGTTGTCATTTTAAAATCACAATGCCTTAACGGGTTGACTCGTCAGGATTCCCGCTGGCCGGTAAAGCCTTCGTCCCAATAGGAGCAAGCCTAATGCCAGGCAAAGCTTTAATGACTTGGACGCCGCCTTTTTTATTGATCTCGCTAACCGAGTAAAGCGAAGTCTTGATCGTATTGCCTTGGTTGGAACCGAAGCCCTCGAAAGTTTTGTCGGGGTTGGTCCCGCGAAATTTGAATCTCTTCGCGCACGAGGTGACATGATGAGTGCCGAGAATAATTAAATCCCCTACCTCAGCGTAGTCACCTTGGCGTTCGTTGTTGTATTGCAGCCATGAAGCAGCGAGCGCGTTGTTGGATTTGTAGCAGGCGCTCATGTCGCAAGCCCAGTTCCATGCGGACGAGCAATGAGGAACTTCGTCAGGAAAATGCTTCGGGCTATCGTGCTTTCCAAGATTGCCAGCGTGCTTATGGAAGTGAGAGATCAAGGGATTATCTTTGCTGCCAGGTATTTCTTTCTCACCGCGCACCGACATCAACACATCGAACGGATGCAGGCGATCAAAGCCAGCGGGGACAATGAACACAGGATGAAAGGGCTCGGCAGGTTTTGCTCCAGGCGCTTTCTCGGGGACGGGTTTCAATTCAGGCTTCGGAATATTTACGGGAGCCGGTGTCGGAGATTTTCTAAAAAGACTTTTGATCCATTCCCACATTTTAATTGCTCCTCTTAAGCAAGGCGATGTCCGACTTATCAGTCATGCCTTTATTGCCAAGCAACGCCTTCGCGCTGCCTTGATATTTGTTTGCCATGTCGCCTAGGAACCTCAACACAAAACTGTGATCAGGAGCCAAGCCTTCTGCAAACATCTTCTGTTGAACTTGCAAGAAACCTTGAAGCTCAAGCTTCGCGGCGAGTGGATGAATGCCGATCTGATTCATGTAAATCAAATTGCCCTCATCAATAGAAAGGTCCGGTCGTGCGAGCGCAGCGGTGAGTCCTTGGTTGAACGCCGTTGCGATGTGATAGAACTCCTCTTGATCCTCGAAGTCTTTCTCGTCGAAAGAATCTTTGCCGCTTCTGAGTTTCCAATTATCAACAAGACTGTTGAACTGGATCGTGTAGTTGGTGACTTTGCGGATTGCAGCTTCAACGTATGGCATCATTGATGTCAGTTGGTTTTGAAGCTGTGCGATTTTAACCTGGAGTTTTTTCTTCTTAAGCGGATCTGTTTCCTTAGAAAGTTTCTCTTGCTTAATCTCGATCTCAACTTCTTTCTCAGCTCCCAGAAGCGCGGCCTCTCGAAGGGCAATCTTTGATTTGTTCAACTCTGCGCAAACCTGGCGAGCGTTTCTCAACAGCGTGGGATGAGAGACGGTCATCATGTTGTCCATGAATTGACTCTGAGTTTTGTTGAAATTTTCAGTGGCCTTATTTACAGCGGGCGCTCCGTTCTGAATTATGACGAGCATCTCTTTGTATTCGGGCTTGAGTTCGATTGCCTTGATCCCCTGAGGCAGAAGCTCAGAGGGACCAATCGGGATAATTTCTAAGGGACTATTCTCCACTTGCCAGGTCCTCCATTTTTTTGTCTTTGAGGAACTGTATCAGATCTTTGGGAATATTTCCTTTGCCAACGCCAGGACGATTCGCATTCGCCGCGTCAGGGTTGGCCGCGTTAATCCAAGTAAGCAGCTCTTTTTTAGAAGTGATACGCTTCACTTCTTTAGGAACAAAAAATTGAGCTTCGTCAACAGTGACTCCAAGGTACTCAAATCCAACGGGGTAATGTCCCCCGTCAGCTATGAATTTTGGAACCGTTCCGTCTCCTTCGAGCAAGTATCTAACTAAAAGTCTGGCCATTATAAACCTCCATGCGATGTTGAGAGTGCGTTAACGGATTGCCGAGATACGGTCAAATCGGCAAAGTCGGTCCAGGCCGCAGTCGTAGCAATTGTGCAATAGTCAATCACGTTGCTCACTGATCCTGTAGATCCACCTGCGGAGACTCCACGAGTTGGATTATTTGTGCTGTCGTGACTACTTCTTGAGACACTTAAATTTCCAAACGAAGTGAAGTTTGCAGTTGATGCCATAGTGCAATAGTCCGTCACGGCAGTAGGTCCGCTTCCTCCAGTTCTAATACCGCGAGTAGAATTTGAAAGAGCGCCAGGTCCGCCGACGTTTTGAGTCAGGTCGCCGAAGTCGGTAAAAGCTCCAGCCGAAGCTATGGTGCAATAATCGACCGTGTTGTTAGCGGTGTCCGCAGGGACGTTACCTCCAACACACAGACCGCGTGTTGTAGTTGAACATCCACTCTGAGAATATCTTCCAGTTGTGATGTTCCCGAAATTTGTTCCGCCGCCGGTCGTTGCGATTGTAATATATTCGCTCGTGACATCGTATGTTGATCCGTCGAATCCACCCATTCCGATACCGCGTGTTGCGCTTGAACAACCTCCAGGTCCGCGTCGTCCCTCTAGCATCGAGCCAAACGAGGTAAAATTTCCGGTAGTCGCCATAGTGCAATAGTCGATCACTCCGCTTGAAGTTCCACCGTCAACACTCGCGCCTCCCATTAAAACACCACGAGTAGAGCTGGACATTTTTGCTCCACTGCCACGCGCAGTTGTAAGGTCGCCGAAGTCAACGGCGTTCGATAAAATATTGAGGGCAAAATAATCGACCGTGTTGTTGGGAGTTCCTGAGACGTATCCACCTGTAACAAGGGCTCGTCCCGCTACGTTAGAACCGAAAACAAAAATGGATCTTCTTACCCAGCCAGTTCCGTCGAACGTATACTTGATGTTTTCATAGCCGATGTTGATAATGTCGTTGCCAGTATCTCCGTCGATAGTCTGACTGTTGGGATCAACAAAGATCGGAAACGTGGCTGAGGCTCCAACGATGTCCTTCAAGTCAACTTCAAATCCACTCGCAGGAGCAGAGGGCAACGTGATTGTGAAGCTTCCACCTGTTGAGTCGAGCTTAATACACTTCCCATTGTCCGCAGTGACGACAGTATAGTTGGCTGTCTTAGCTGCAACGAATCCGTTGAAGCCAGATCCTCCAGCTCCACCCGCTACTTTCCAGCGTTGGTTGGTGTTGTCATATTTCAGAATCAGAATTGATCCAATCTTAACCGTGAGATCCGCGCCGGTTCCCGTGGTGATACGATTCGCAGCGGTAGGATTGGAGTCTTCATTTTTAACCACAAGGTCAATGCTGGATGCGTTGTTGAGGAACAAAATCTTTCCGTCAACGCCTGAGTTAATACCTCTAAGAACAGGAGCCGCGCCAGTGAGACGAACAGATCCGAGTCCCGAGGTAGTCAATGCGTCGATGTTGCCTGTTGCGCTGTCGTTGGTATCAGCCGAGATCAAAAGACCGGCGACAACAAGAGCAGCGGCAGCGGCAGAAGCAGCGGCTTCGGCGGCCTTGGTCGTCGCGATACCCGCCTGAGTGGTCGCAGTCGTTGCGCTCGTGGACGCATTGCCCGCTTGCGTGGTAGCAGTAGCAGCCGACGCCGCCGAATCGTTGGCATATTTTTTGGCAGAGTATTCGGTTCCGTCAACGGTTCCGCTTGTTTTATTTGCCCACTCTTTTGCAGCGCCTTTACCGGCGGTATCCGTCACTCCAGTTCCACCAACAGCGTAAGCCTTGGCAGAGTATTCAGAAGAAGCAACGACGCCGTTCGTTTTGTCGGCCCAGTTCATTGCCAAATCGCGAGCAGTTTCAGCGGCGGTTTGAGCGGTTTCGGCATTCGTCTCTGCCGTTTCCGCATGAGTCTCCGCTAATTCAGCGGCGGCTTGAGCGACCTCGGCTGCGGCCTGCGCAGTCTCGGCATTGGTTTCTGCGGTTTCCGCGTTGTTCTCTGCGGTCTGCGCATCAACGGCAGAACTCGCAGCGGCGGCGGCGGAAGCAGCGGCAGCCGTAGCATTCGCGGCAGCTTGAGCGATGTCGGTGACTGAGGGCCACTCGGAAGCGGGACGAAACCCGTCACCTGCATCATTAAAAGAAGGAACTTTTGCAGAAGCTCCAACGATGTCTGCTGGAAGTGTGGGATCAAAGTCCTCTGCGGAAACCGTTTGAGGAAGTTTCATCGAGCGATCAATTTGATCCTGTTGCTGTTGAGCAATCGCGATCCCTTTGTCGAATTGATTCTCTACATCCTCGGGATAGTATTCCCCTTGGTTCCGAAGATCTGTTTCTTGCTCGATAGTAAGAACTCTCAAAAGAGTTAAAACGTATCCACTTAAAAGATTACCGTCTACATCAAGCCAAGCCTGGCCAGAGTCAACAAGCGTGATAGATCCACCGCCAGCGTCTCCCGCTCCTGCTACAGTAAAGTCATTGGTTCTTACGAGTGGAGTTTCTACTCCGTCAGTGTCGCGCACTACCGCAACAAGGTCTGTCTCCTCGAAGATTTTAAAAGTGTAAGAATACTCATTTACGTTTCCGTTACCAACGTAATCGTTGCGGCTCGTGTCTGAAGATAAACTCATTTGTTTTGTCCCTTTCGTCCTGTGATAAGTCCCCTAGTAAAATCTATTGGTCCAGAAGGTTCAGCGTTCCCCTCTGCAACGTCGATCAAATAACCGGCGGGTTTGCCAATAGGTCCAACCGGAAGGCTCGAAGCGATTCCAAGCAACATCAACGTGTCTTTGGTGAGACGTTTGGTGTTCATGTCATCGTCCTTGATTGCTTTGTAAATCTGAGCCGGAACTCCCACGGCGCTCTCCAGTGTGCTGATAACTGGAGAAAGAGAGATCCGATCATCATAGGCTTGGTCGTTAAAACGGTTTATCCCTGCGTTGATCGCTTGACCTGCAAAAGGAATAAGGGCCGTTGCTGTTTTAAATTGTGATCCAAATAATAGGCTCATGAGATCGTTGGTGTATCCGTCGTCGTCCTTGTCCAGGTCGTCGCCGCTCATCATTTTTACGATGGCCTCAGAAAGAATCGCAGGGATCGCAAGTCCAGTCATGTAGACATAGAAGAGTTTCCCAGCGCCTTTTTTCAAGCCAACATCACGAGCGATCTTCGTCACCTCGGACGAGTTAAGGTTCACGAGCATATTGAAGTAGCCAGCGAACTGAGTGAAGAGTCGCTTGGTCGCCGTGCCAGTTTCAAATCTGGAGATGTCCTCTGCGGAGTTTGTTCCTTGAGTAAGTCTTACAGCCGAGTCAGCTTGGCGAACGGATTCATTTTCATCAACACCGTTCTCAATGGCTTGGTTGTAAGCTCCAGTCCAAACAATTGTGTTAACGATGTTTTGAGTAGCGGACTGTAGAAAGTAGGTGTGCTTTGAGGTGAAGTCTTGCATCTTCTCAAAGGTGTTGGGGTTGACCACGATCTCCTGTATTGCTTGTTGGGTTTCATAGATGTTGTTCCCTTGAGTTGACTTCATGTATTCCGATTTTTCCATGACAGCCTCAACCGCAGCTTTAGGGCTTTGGATGTAAGTGATCATGCCGTCTCGGATATGGCGGGGTTTTACTTTGGTCATCGCCACGACTGTCCCCGTGAGCTGTTGCATGGCGTTCGTTAGGCCGCCAAACATAATCTGAACGGCAACACTCTTGCGCATATATTTTGCGAAGGCATCGAGAAGCTTGCCTTCTCCAGATTCCGAAGGAGTCACAACCTGTTGAGTCGCGGCTCTTTGCAGCCAAGGCACGAGCATTTCTTTGCCGACTGTAGGATCGAGCTGGGCTAAGGAAGCTCGGAAAGATTTGTCCATGACGATCTTGCCCACATCTTTCACTCGCGGTTCAACGTGAATAAATCTCAGCACGTTGTCGATGTGACCGCCGAGAAGAGAAAGCTCCAGGCTTAAAGGAGCAGCGTAGGCGTCAACACGGGACTTAGTGAATCCTCGGCCAGTCGTCGGGAACTGATAGCTGTTGTTGTTCTTCTCGAAAGACTCGCGCTCATTTCTGATCGCGGCGTCCTCGTTGGTATAGATGTCAACCTTCGCAGGAATATATCCACCCTTGTAGGTTCCGAAAGGAGTCGTGAACTCCTTCGATGAAATTTCGTTGAAGTAATATCCATACATAGATTTGTGGGAAGCTTGAGCTTGAGGCTTAAGGCTCTCCATGAGATTCCAAACCTGTTGAGCAAAGTCATAATCGGCCTTCGTCAACACGCCTTTATTTTGAAGATCCGCGATAGTCGCGTCCCAGCGGCTCGAATCAATCGAGCCGTCCTCATTCATTGTCCCCCAATTTCTTCCACGCAAAAGCTTGCTCTTGTTGGAATCATTGCCGGTATGAAGGATGGCCATAAGAAGCTCGGTCTTGTCGCGGAAGGTGTAGCCGATTTGTTCGGCCTTGATCTCTTCGCGAGTAAGACTCTTGCCGTGTTCTTGCAAGATCGTTTGGAACTGCTTCAACACCTCGGCCTTTTGCAAGCGGTAAGCCGTGATCCCTTCTGATACGGGATTCCAAATAAACTTTTTGAAGTCGCCGCTAGGTCCACCGTCAACAGTATCGGTCCAGTGTTCTACGCGGGTAAGAGCTGCGCGAGCAGCCATGAGTTTGATTTTAAATTTGTCGTACTTAGAGACAGCCTTATCGTATCCGAGTTTGCCGCCTCCAGGCTCAACGATCACAGAGAGACGATTCTGCAAAGTGCCAATCGCTTCTTCGCGGGAAACCTTCTGCCCGTCAATCGTCATTTGCTTTGAGCTGCGTGAGAGTTCCCACAGGGCTTGGACTGAATCGGCCATATCCATGAAGTCGTCATAGGAGACGTTCTTGTAGGGACCGGCGTTCTCGGTAGCGGAATCAACCAAGACCTTCACACCGTTGTAGGTGTCGGGATCGTATTGAGCGAGCTGCTTTAAATACTGATCAGCGGTTTTTTCCGTTTCCTTTGCCAGACCAAATTGCGCCAGCACTGCGCGGGCAGCGTTGACCATATCGGTGTCGCGGGTTTTCGAGAGATCCTCGTCGGTTCTGAAAATGCGTTTTACCTTGGATAGGAAATTTTCGACGTTCTCTTGGGACTCAACCGCCGCTCTATAAAGCTCGTGGTTGAGAAGTTCCTTGCGCTTGGATTCAAATGCACCGTCGATGTCACCCTTCGCTAGAAGCTCTCCTGCTTCGCGAGCGGCCTTAACCTCTGCGCGTTGATACAGGTAGGGTTTAATTTCACCCACGGCCTTCGAGGAAATGATCGACTGAGCTTGATCGCGCACGATGGCCAGACTTGGAACGCGGCGAGCGACTCGGCTCATCACATCTTTCAAAACCGGCAGATTATTTTTGGCCAGGTGTTCGAGCTGCATTCGCAACATCTCTGCGCGTTTGTCATTGTGAACGGCCTTGACCGCTTCTTCCGAAAACTGCGGAGAGGTGTGGCGAGCCAGCTCAGGATATTGTTCGTCCATTTGCTGTTGAGTCAGGCTCTCGATGTAGTCCTTTTTAGGAGGCGCTTTCGAGAGAGTCTCGATCAATTCAGATCCAGAGTTGTATCCGAAGAGAGGCGCGGCGGCGTCAGCCGTCAAACCAACTTCACCTTCTCCAGCGTAAATCCCACGGGGAAGAAGTTCGCGTTGCTCTTTTGTAAGTGAGCTTTTGTCAATCTTAGGAACAGGCATACCCGCAGGCAAAGCAGTGCCATCGGCTTTAGTGCCATCTTGCAGAATAGAAATTGCGTTGTAGGTTTGAGATTTGTTGACCTCATTGGTGACTCGCTCTTTGGTTTCGTTTCTTCGATTGCGGTAAGCCTCTGATCGCTTCTTCTCCACATCGGCCATAAGTTTTTTATTGACCTGAGCTTTTGCGAATTGCTCGGACTCATTTCGAGCGAGCAAATAAGAAGCCTTGGCGTTGGCATCGGAACCGCCCAAAATGAGATCATCAAAGAGGGGATCGTATTGTTGCGCGGCTTGAGTGGCCACGTTGACCTGTTCTTCCGAGACAAGCAATCGTCCCATTACGTCGCGAACGTCGTCGGTCAAGTTCACCTTGAGAGCGTCGAGTCCTTTGTAGACATCGAGAATCCAGGTCTTGAAACGAGCGAAGGCTCTCTTTAAAGCTTTGTTTGGAGCAACGCCTTCACCGAGATACTTCTCAAAGCCACGAGCAAATTGCTCGTGATGATCGGTCGTGATTTGATCCGCAGACTCAACGCCAAACCAATTTAAAATTTTCGCGTGATCTTCTTTCGTTTGTTCTGAGGCTCCCTCTCTTGAGGCCAAGCGACCAAGAACTTCCAGATAAAGATGGCCCGTCTCGTGAATGAAAGTTGAAGCATTCGCTTTCTCAAGGATCTGAATATTGATTCCATTTTTTCCGATCTGGATTTGACCTAGAGGAGTCTCAACGCCTTCTTCGTTTTGGTTGAATGCTCGGCCAGGCTTGTAAGGCTTGTCGTTTCCGAAAGGTCGTGCCTCTTGAGACCACAGTCCCTTTCCACCCTCGGTTTGCCACGAGGAAGGTTTGATGATTTTTTTAGTGTCTCTTTCAACAGCCTGATAGATTGCTGTTGCAATACCTTGACCTCGAAGTTCTTTTGTTACCTTCACACCTTCGTCGCCTTGAGTGTCGTCGGCTACCCAATTTTTTCCGTCTTTAATGAAATGAGCTTCACCCATTCCACCAACGCCTTGCTTCTCCGCGAAGACTGTAATCTTGTTTTTGTCTTCGGAAACCTGATCGCCGTTCTCATCGAAAACCGGATCAAAAGAGACGTTAAACTGCCAGCCTTCGGACTCAAGTTTCTCCAGTGGAGTTTGCGCCTGTTGATCTTTTTGATGATACGTCTTCAACTCGTCGCGGAACACCTTGCCGAATTGCGGCGGGTTGTTCTTCGGATCGTTGTATTCCTTGAGGCGCGAGATCATCTCTTCGGACGCGCCATGTTTTTTTAAAAGAGAAGGAAGGATCAGTTGATCTTTCACAACAGGGACACCCTTCTCTTTTAAAAAATCAATGAACTCTTTTTTCTGTTCGCCAAGCGATTGCGATTGCTCCAGCATGGATTGATTGAAGGTCTGGCCTCCAACATCAACACCCTCGCCATTGTTGATTTTGATATTCAACTCTTGGTAAAGAGCCATCGGATCAATGCCTTCGCGAACGGCTAGGTTCACGATGCCTTTAAGAAGAGGCGCATTTTTGGTGTCGATGCCCGCTTCTTTGAGCTGGCCCTCGAACGCCTTCATGACATCCTTGGCCGATTGATCGGCGAGCTTTCCAGGTTCAACGGCCTCAGAGTCAGCGACCTGCAATGCCTCTTGAGCTGCCTTCTTATCCGCAACGGCTTGGTTGGCGGTGACACCTTCGGGATGAAACTTGATGTCGTTAGCAAGGCCGGTGTAGTCCTCGGGAGCAAGCTTGCTCACCATGTTGGCCAGAGGGATCTCGATGTCCGCGCCGGTAGCTTTGGAATCGTCGAACGCTTTTGAAGCGCCCACATCGGAAGCGGCCTTGACCGGATCAATGCCCTTCTTTTGGAAGTAGGTTTCAAAATCTTCAACGGGAATAAAAACATTCTGAACCGGCCCGTCTTTGGTGAGCTGTTCCACAAATTGCTGTTGAGCCTGCGGAAGTCTTTCCTTGAGCTTTGAGTTCTGAGCTTGCTCACCGAGCGCGAGATAAAAATCTCGGCTCATCGCCGCTTGTTTGGCTTGACGGTTTCTTACGTGGCCAGCGATGATCGCAGAAGGCGAGGTCATAAGTCCGCCAGAGAATCCACCCACAAGACCGGCATCAACAGCGCGACCAATGCTTCCCTTCATGGCGTCGGGGTTTACACCCGTAGCGTAGGATGCATAGTCTTGCGCGATAGAAGTTAGAAACTCTTCGTTTCCTTCTGCCGCAACAGAGTAAGCGATTGTTTTCGCAAAGTCCTTAAAGACTTGCTTGGCCGATTCTTTGCCGAATGATTTAGTAATCGCGCCTTCCCAGTGGTGGAGGACTCCGAGAGTTCCAAGACTTTCAAATGAAGATTCGATTGTTCCGGCAGCGGCGGCGTTAGTGATCGACTGCAAAGGAGTGGCTCCCGCATCTCTTGATTCTTGGAGAGTGGTCGCTGCGGTCGTGGCTCCTGAAAAAACAAGGGAGGGAAGGCCATATCCTGAGAGCGTTGCTGCAAGCGTAATAGCCTGTTGAGGTGCATTCGATACAAATTGCGCAGCCATAGTTCGGCCAGCGCGTGAGTAGTTTCCTTTTTTAATTTCATCATAGACGCTCCGTTCAAGATCTGGAGGAGTGTATTCCTTGGCAACATCCTTGTAAAATTTCGAGACGGGATTGTTCGCGAGCCAGTCAGGTGCGCGAGACTGGAGGTCTTCGCGGCCAATCGCTTTTGCAAAAAGGTTTCCAGGCGTGAGAGCCAAGTCTACCGCCAGGGTAGGAAGCTGCGAAAGGCTTTGGTTCACGTTAGCCAAGCCAGTGTTGAGGGCTCCCATCATGGACTGCATGACGGTATAATCCTGAACAGACTTCTCCATTCCGCCAAGGTGTTCAATGTCATCGTGGGAGACGGAAGCCTTCTCGGGATCTTGCATGAACTTCGCAAGCTCGGGCGTATCTCTGATCACGTTGTCGTAATCGAAAGACTCGTCGGCGTGCTTTTGTTTCACCATATCGAAACGGCGTTCCACTACTCCAGCGGGAAGCCCAGTCTTTTGAGCGAGGTCAAGAACTTGAGCTGATCTCTCAGGATCTTTGCGTGTGGCCGTATACATGGATTGTTGAAGCTGGCCCTTCTGAACCTCTTGGACAGAAGCTACAACGTCGTCATAAGAATCAGGAGCGGGAGTCGGCGACTCTTGCTCGGGATTACTTTTTGAAAACCCGCCGTCCTTGGCAACATTGGAGACGAGTTCTTCATATTCATTGATCGGCATTATTGTGGCCTCGGCTTAGTGGCAAGCTTGCTATTATAAGTCAGCGAGATGTTTGCTTCGGTGACTGGGATTTTCTTTTTTCTGAGAGCGGCTTCAATTTTAATGCGCTCGCCTCTAGGTATGTCTTCAACATCAACAACCAATTTCTGGCCAGATTGAAGTTCAAAGGCACTCTTAGTGTCGTCCCACAAAATACCGCTTCCAGGGACTTTACCCTTCACGAGCAAGTTGTCGGTGATAGACTGGATCTCTTCTGTTCCAACGTGCTTACCTGAGGCTTTCATTTGAGCGACCTCAGTATCAACGGATCTTCGGAACAACTCGATCTTCTGTCTCTCTGCTTCATTCTTAGAATTAGGATTAAAGCCCGCAGCTTTGAGGGTTCCTTCAACGACTTGCGTTTTGGTGCGAAGGCCGTCAAGACCGGACTGATCGCCTTTGCGGAGTTGAGCCTGGAGATTGATCATCTCTTTGTATTCTTGATCGGCAAGCTTGGCACGATACTGAGTGATGTCGGTTCTCAAAAATTCATTCTTAGTTTCGTCGGCCATGGCGATCTGTTTCAAGTCGCCGTAAGTCGTCCAGTCGGTAGTAGGTTGGAGCCCTTCGCGGAGCTGCTTTGACCTGGCGTCGATAGCGTTGCGCTGTGAAAGCTCAAGGTTGTTCCAAAGCCTAGGCGGGATCGCATCGCGGTCGCCTTTGTTTTGCTCAATGATATTTGCGGCAGTGTTGAACTGTTTCGTTTGGAGATCTTCTTTTGCAATCTTTTGCAATTGATACTCTTCACGCACGCGCTGTTGAGTCGCGTCTCTTACCTTGGGATCTTCGATCTTCTTCACTTCTTCAAGAGCTGCGGTCATGCTCTTTCCTTGGGACATAATGACATCCGTTCGGCGTTGAGATTCACCTCGAAGAGATCCCTCTTCAAGACTTTTTTCTACACGCACAACGTCGTTGCCTGAAAACTGATCCTTGTTTTCGGCGTAATATTTTTGGGCAGCGAGGTCATTACCGTTCGCCAGCATTCTATCAACGACCGCTGAGTTGGTTTTGGAGATCGTGTCTCCCATTTTATTTTTCACCCACTCAGGCGGAAGACCTTTACGATCTGCATATTCGAGGATCGTCTTTTGTTGCTCGTACTTGTTGCGGGCCAAGATGTTGGGATCGGCATAATTCAACACCGCTTCGTCTTGGGCTACAGCCAGTCGAGAAGTCGTTACCTCATCGTCAAAAGCTTGCGACTCTTGAAAGACATGGCGTTGAGATTGATTGTTGAACTCAGTCGAGTGAGCCATGAGGCGCTCGCGGAAGGCTTGCTTCTGCGCGGGATTTGAAAGTCCCTTCTCAATCTCGGCTGCGGTCGTGTCGAACTTACCTTTAAATTCGTCGTAAGCTCCGAAGGCATCCTTGCCCTTCCTCGTCATGAGTCCGGTTTCAGGATTGTAAATGAGATCGTTTTTCGCCTGAGCGATTTTGGTATCAGCTTCCAACACCGCGAGCTGATCGGCCTTCTGGCGCTCACGATCCACGAGGGAAACGGTTTGCTGCAAAGCTTCCGTCACCTTCTCACGACCGCCGCCGAAAGCTTCAATCGGTTGGGCTCCCGTGTTGACTCGAATATTGGGCGCGGCTGCTTCGCGGACTTGCGATTGGTAAGTAGGTACTGTTGCCATTACGCTATATTCCCCTGACTCTGTGCGCTTCCGGCGGTAGCGGTTCCCGACGACTTCGGCGCGGAGCTGCTACTGCTCTTTGTAAAAGCTCCAGAGTTTGAAAGGCCGTTACCAAATTGGTTGAAGGCTTGAATCCCGCCAGTGGTCATGGTCGCGTTGGCGCGGGCATTTCCGGCGATTGTGGACATTCTCCCTTGGAGGCTCGCGTTCAGGGCTTCGGCCTTAAATCCCCACGCCTCTCTCCAAGCGTTATTTCGGATCGTCATTGCATCTTGAGCGGCGGCGACTCTTGTGTCGGCCTGGAGTTCGAGCGCCGTTCCTGAGTCAACCTCGATGCCCTGAGCAGCGAGCGCGGCCCGTTGAGCGCCGATAGTCTGGCGGCCCTGGAGCGTTGCCTTCTGAGCGTCCTTATCACCACGGCGAATCGCATCGTCGGCTTGGAGTTCAGCCTGCGATGCGTTAATATCAAACATTGTTTTTTGATAAGCGGCTTGCGCTTTCTGAGATTTAGATTCTTGATTCGCTTGGTTCAATGTGAGTCCGGCCTGGACTCCTGCCATAGCAATAGCGGCTACACCCATGATTCCCCCCTTACCCTCTCACAAATGGATAATCCCCTTCCGGCGCGATTGCTGAGATCGCGAGCGGGAGCGGATCAGATTGACGAATAAAAATACGACCGTTTGAGTTCCATTCAGCATTAAAGATTACCTCAACCGGCTCAGTTTTCAACTCGATAGGATCGTCCATGCTCTCGTCGCCGCGCTCTTTCAGCTCGGTGAGAGTAGGATCGTCACTGCCCACTGTGTCGTCAGTAGGCTCACGACCGCCAATCCAAAGGCCGCGAGACTCTTCAACCTGGATCGTCGCTTTATTGGCACGCTTCTTCCGGTTGGAAATTGTCTCACCTTCGGCGGTATCAACGTCAAGAGTTTGAAGGTCTGAGGTGTAGGGCAAGCCGATGTGAATTGTCCCGTAGCACTTGGGCAGAGTTACCGCTCCAAGTTCCACAGTGAGCTGAACGTAGGCGGCGTTGTTTGGATTCGCCACAACGAAACCGTCTCCAAGAACAGAGATCATTTTTCCTTCAAGGTGCCAAAGACCGGAAACGGTTTTGATCGCCTTAGTCCAAGTCGTGGTCGCAGTAGAGCGCAGCCCAGTGGCCACGCTTACGGTGCGATGAGGACGGCCCGATACGTGTGTCGCGTTGGTGTAAGCGGTGATCGCAAAGCGCACGGGGATTCCGTCAGCTCCCATGAAATGAATTTCTTTACCAACGTCCGCAGCGGTGAAATAAGAAGTGGACGCGGTAAGCGTGATCGTTTCATCGTATGCCCAAGTGGTTCCACCTGAGAGAGTCATAGTCGTCATTCCAGTGTTGATGCCACTGTAACTTAACGTGGAGTCCATGAAGATAGAATCCTTGACGTTATCAACACGACGAGAAACCATGCGCTCAATATAACGAACTTCGTCTCCGTCGATTGTGCGCTTAATGACGAGATATAAAACATCCTCTTGTCCTTCGGGAACTACGCAAACATTCTCAACGACGCCGCCTTCAAAGTCGTGGCGATGCCATGCGAGGACTTGGTGTTCTCTCACATAAGTAAGGCCGATCAATTTTCCGTCAGATCGCGCACACCAAACAATGGAGTGTGGAATCTGTTGATAGTCCCAATCAACAACGGTGTAGCCATCGAACAGGTGCGCGGAGAAAACAGTTAAGTCATTCCCGCGATAGCCGTCGATCTGGTAATCAAATCCAAGATCGCGAACAATAGAGCCGCGAGCTTGAACGTAAAGAGCATTCCCTGAGATCACGATAGGGCTTAGGTCATTGGCTCCGTTGTAGGAGTGTTGCTTAGGATTCGTTTGCGTGGGAGTGATCGTCCCGTTCACATCTCCGTTCAAAGTCCACTCACCGCCAGAGGTGAAGATCACGAGCTGGCCAACATCAACAAGGTGTTTGATTTGGTTTACCTGGCGACCGGCCAAAGTGAAAGAGATCGAATCGTCGTCCTGTAAAGGAGACGAGCGAGTGAAGTTCTTGAATCTTCCCGTGCGCGAGAGCCAATTGTTTTCGGGCTTCTCGTTGGTATTAGCCAGGGCAAGCCGCTGTTGGATATAAGCGACAGTGGAGGGATACTCGTCAGTCGCTTCAAATAAATCATTCTGGATAGGAGGAGTGTCTGAGGTGTCAGGCGTGAAGCCAGTATCAACGAAGGAAGTTCCTACCGCGATACCAACGAATCCAAAGACTCCGTTCTGCGCTTTGTAGACGTTGTATTCGCGAGCGCCGGTCACGGCTGCCCAGCCAATAGTTCTTGGCGATCCGCTCGTTGCGGCTGTGTCTGAGCCAACCTCAGAAGAAGGGAGACTCTCTTCAAAGCTCTCCTCGTCAACGGCGGTCACGACCCACTTATTGACGGTTCCGTTTGTTCCTGAGCAAGTCACCGAGCCAGGCGCGGAGATCTCAGGATCAAAAGCAATGTCGTCAATACTCCAATCGTCGTTGTCCACTCGGGACAATTCGGCAGGAGGATACTCGGGATGCACGATAGTAATAACGTCGGCTGACTGAACGTACTTCAACAAATCAAGATCAGCTTCCACGTAGTCGGTAGGGATCTCATAGATTCTTTCAGCGGTTCCGCCGCTCACTCCAGTTCCAAACGTCCCACTAGAGAAGACAGTCCCGTCGAGACTTTCAAGCTCGAAGGTATTTGCCACGGTGTTGACGTTGGCCACTCGGAAGTTTCGGTTGTTGGTGTAGGCCGACAGATCGCCACTGCCTCCAGCGAAAGCGAACTCGTCGCCGTCAGCCGGATCGGTTCCTACATAAGTACAAACGCAAGGTGTTGCGTTGGTGATAGAGGTGATTGTGAGAGTCAGATCGGTAACGTAAGCGCCGCCTTGGATGACGCGCATATATTCATCGCCGAACTCAAGGACATAAGTTTGTTCTGCGTTGAAAACGAATTTTACAAGTCGAACTCTTTTACCTGAGAGCTTTGACTGCCCAACGAACTGAGTGCCTGGACGGTTGGCAACACCGCCGTATCTCTGAACAAAGAAGTTCCTAAGCGTCCTCGCGCCGGTCTGATACTTTACGGTATCAACACGAGCGTAAAGAGCTGGAGCAATTTCCCCGCCGGTAAAACTTCTCTGAATGAGTGTCGTCATTCTTACTCCTCAGTTTCGTAAAGAGACTCCGCTGCGGATTTTTTGTTCTTCTCAGCCTCAACACCTAGTTCTTGGATCTGCAAACTCAAGCAACGGTTTTCTCCACCTTGCTTTGATTCATAGGCAGAAGTAGCGACGACTTCGGCGCGGGCCGTGATCATCACATATTTTCCAATAGGAGGAAGTTCTTTGATGCCGAGCTTCTTCAACGACTCTTCTTCAAGACGAAGCTCAAGGCCGTAGGGATACTTGGGTTTCTCAACCATGCAAGGCTCGCAAGATTTTTCTTCAACTTTTTGTTCTTCGCATTTCATGTCCACGAGTTTACTCATGAGTCTCTCCCTGTAATAAGTTCTGATTCGGGTTCAGGATCTTTTTGTTCTTCGTTGCCCGAGTTGGATTGAGACACCTTGATCTCAATTGCATATTTTTGGAGGCTCTTAACTCCAAGGTTAAAAGGATCTCCGCCAGTGATCGAGGGAGCAATATAGGACGCGATCCGAAGGCTAAGAGACATCACAAAATCAGGCGGGTAGTGTTCTGGATTTGTCACCAACACCGTGTATTCGCCAATAGCCTCAGGCTTGTCCGCATAGATCAACGGTCCAGTGCTGTCGTAAACTTGTTTGCACGGCTCGCGAGTGGTGTTGGTAACGACTCGCGTGTCGCTTTGAATGAAGCGGAACTTCACGCAGTCGGTAGGATACCGATAGGCAAATCTCCATTGTGCTGTCGGATCTGCGGCTACTAAAGCAAGCGCGGCAATTTTTGAAGCGAAAGGCCAATCGTAATCTCGAAAGGTTTGCTCCAAGGCCTGATCGTAAAAAGCCGAGCAGGATCGAGCCTCCTGGCTTTTTTCATCAAGACTCGCGATCCTCTTGGACGATCCCAAATGAAAGAGCGCGAGATTGCAAATGCTTACCTTGGAAGCCATCGCTTACACTCCTCGGCCAGGAGTCACATAGACGCTTGCCGTTGAGGTAGCGGTGATCGGCGACATATAGCAGTTCTTCGGAAGCGTGAAGATTCTCGAAGCTCCAGCGGGAAGGCTGATCGTGAACTGAGGAGTTCCGTCAACAGGAATAACCGCAGCGGCCAAGGCTGCCGCAGCACTGTCTCCGCTATATCCAACGTGAACTGCAACAGCGCCCGCATTGTAGAAGTGGTATTGATTGCAGTCACCTGCGCCAGTCGGAATAACGCGAATTGCTGTAGGAGCAGTGGTCGCGCCAGCCAAGAGGAAGGTCTTACCGCAGGGATTAAAAGCTTGATGAATCATGGTCCCTCCAAAAAAGGGCCAGGCTCAACACCTGGCCCAGTTGTTCCTAGAGAACGTCTTTGTCACCTGAGGAGACAACATCTTGCGGGATCTCCGCGAGAGGCTCATCTTCCAAAGCGACTGGCTCAGAAATTTCCTCAGTCATTACACCGTCAATCTCCACGAGATTCTTTGGCTCTTGCGACTCCGCTTGCGGAGCAACGGGAGCTTTCGGTTTCTCGAATGTTGCGGCTTGAATGAAAGGAGTTTGCTCGCGGCTGACGGGAGCTTTCGGAGCCTGGCCTGAACCAGGAGCCGGAAGTTTGCCCTTCAAGAGCTGCATCCAACTTTCAGAGAACTCATGGGGACGGCAAAGAAAAACCTCGCCAACCTTTCTGCGTCTCAAACCGTAATATCCAGGGCGTGTTGCTTTGACAGTGACAGGACTTAATTTAACTTCGTTTGCCATTTAAAACCTTCTTCCTTAGGAAATAGTGATCGCGTCCGCATACGAGGTGTACGCATCAACGTCGTGACAGATACCGGCCTTGAAAGATCCAGTGGTGAGATCGCCGTTAGCCATGGTGTACTTCAAGCGAATGTATCGCTCGTTGATCACATCGGGCTGGAGGCGAGCCACGAGACGGGTTCCAATCGCGCTGAGGGCCGCGAAGGTTCCGATTGTTTGGCGAGCTACTGCGGAACTGAAAGACGAGTTATCGTCCGATTCAATCGTCACAGTGCAAGTGCTGTTGGAGCTACCGTCAGTCATCGCCACGGTGCAAACAACAAAGACGTAAAGGTTTTCACCAACGCCAAGGTTTCTTACTGCGCCGAGGTCGATGTAATCGGTGGACGCTGCGTCGGCAGTGACCGCCTGAGGATTCGAGAACATTAAAGCTGCATCTAAAATCATATTGTTTTTCCTTTCTTAGAAAAAATCTTCGTTAATTAGCTAAGGACTGCTTCGGTTTCCAAGATCGCATCAACGATGCGGAAGGGGATTCCACGGAAGTTCATGACGTTTTTACCGTCAACAACATCGTAGGAAAGTTGGCCGCCTGCTTTGACATCATTCTTGCGTTGGATGTCGAGGTATTGGCCAACGGTGCGGTTCATGTAGAAAGCCGCTTTGCCCGCTTTGATGTTGGGGATTCTCCACAACGCTTTGATCATGAGGTTGATCAAATCGGGTTGACCGCTTTGAGCGACGAGAGTGGAAACGTCGATGTTGCAAATGCGCACAACGTATCTCCAGTCGCGGAGAGCGATACCACAGTCCCAGATGAACTGATCGCGGTAAGCACGCATCTTCGCGCCGGTCACTCCGCCAGCGTTCTCAACGGTTTCTTCGCCGAGATCCTTGTGTTCCAAACCGGCAGTCGATCCTTTGGGATAGATACCGTGGATTGTGGACTCACCCCAAACGATCAGCCAGACCGAAGTCATGTCCGATGCGCCCGAGCCGTTTCCGTTCACGATGTTTTGCGCGTTCGCAGCACTCAGTGAAGAGTAGCGAGCGGCCAAACCAGTGAACTCCTCAGGAGACACCGAGCTGTTTCCATAGATGAGCGTTGCGGCCATTTCTTGGTTCATGGCTTCCATGAAAGGAACAGCCTCAGAGAGACGGAACTCATTCACGTTGCCAGAGATTTTCGCGAGAGCAACGTCCACTTCGGACCAAGCTTCCAGCTTTCCACAACCCTCGTCGAGTTGGGCAGTGGTTGACTTGGAAGGCAACACGCCGCCGTTGAGCAAGCGCCATGCAACAGTGGGCAAGCCAGTGCGCACAGTGGTACGGTGTCCAGTGATCAAGTTTCCTTCTTTCCAAACCATGTCCTCAAGGATCTCGTTGGTCTGATTCAGGATCTCGATGATACGAGCAATTTTGTGGTCGGGATCAAGGCGCTTTGCCAAGTCCGCGAGGGTAACTACGTTAGCTGCTAAAGCCATAATAAACTCCTTTTAAGTTTTGTTTTCTTCTGTTGGTGTATAGAAAACATCGGCTGTTGATTTAGCGGGACGGCTGTTTCCAGATCCCCCCAACACCAACTTGTCCGATGCCGTTGCCTTTCCCAAGCGTCCCATGAATTTGAAAAAAGCAGGATGGTTTCCCAGTCCACTCTTCTCAAGTTCAGGAATCAGTTCCGGTGCGAAGGTCTTCAACACGCGCTCACTTGCAGCCATGGTTGACTTCAAGTTATCGCCGCCGAACTCTTTGTCTTCGCGGTTCTGATTTTGCCACTGGAGATTGACCTGTTTTGCTTGTTCAAGTTGATTCTCTTGGAACTCAGCTACAACTTCATGCTCGCCGTCCAAGATCTTTTGAGCTTGCTCGTTAGAGAACTTATTCGCCTTGGCAAATGTTTCGATCTCTTTTACGCGCTCAGAAGAAAGGAGAGTACCTTCGGGAAGCTTCAAATCGAATTTGACTTCGGTAACAACCGCAGCTTTCTCTTCGACTTTCTTATCTTCCTCTTTTTTGGTTTCGTCCTTTTTTTCTTCAACCTTTTTTTCAGGTTCAGTCGTGACCTTAGCGGGATCTACTACGGGCTCCGCCTTCGTTTCTTCCTTGACTGGAGTAGCTGCGCTCTCCGTTTTGGTTTCCACGGGTTTGTCCGCATAGAACTTGTCCGCTGTTGATTGTTCTGCCGGTGTTGCGGATTCGGTTTTTCGATCCTCAACTACGACGGTTTGTTCGTCAGCCATTGGTCACTTCCTCCTGATTTTCTTTGATCATTAAAAGATACGCATTTGGATTCGCTTCCATCATGTCCACGTTGAGCAAAAGCCCTACGTTTCTTTGACCTTCGAGAAGCCAAATGTTTCCTCTGCCGTCAGCACTGGACTGATAGAGTCCAGAGAATGCGAGCAATCGCCAGTAGAACCGGCGGCCCGCTTTGGTCGATAAGACATGGCGAACGTCTTCAAGTTCTTGATCGCGACCAAGCTTTTGTTTCTTGCTCGCTTCCTTGACCTGCCCTTTGTCGGCAGCGTTCGACACGTATGGTTTCTGTTCTTGATTCATTACGCTTCCTCGATCTCCACAACGACACCTTGAAGCGCGACATCCGTTGCCGCCGCAGTGGTCACGGTGACGAGGATGTAAAAGGTTTCGTCTTCACCAACGACCTCAGCCAAGGCCGACTTCTCGGAGTTGGCTTGAGAGATAATTGTGTCGGCAACGACGGAGAGTTGAGTGATCGCTCCAACGAGCGCGTCAGCAACATCGGCAGCCGCAGCGGTCAACTTTCGGAGAGCTGCGTCCACGGTAGCAGTGGCTCCAGCCGATTCGATTTGACCAACAAGGTTGAACGCTTTGATCTTTGATCCCACTTTAAAAGAGGGTAAAGGGATGACGAGTGTTGAGGCCGTTTGAGCGGCAGGGCAAGTGACAAGCGCCAGATCATCGGCAGCCGCCACAACGAAGCCAGCGGTCGCGCCAACCTTTGCTCGGCCAGCGGCGTTGATCAAAACTCTTTGCGACTTGCGCACGAGAGAAGAGACACCGCCTTCGTCAACCTGGACAAGGACGTTTCCGTTTTGGTCGCGCACTTGGCCGAGGACGCGAGAGACTTCGGTGATTGAAGTGACCGCCGTTCCGCTCGTAAAGGCCACACAAGCGAAGCGATAATGAGCATAGCCATTGTCACTCAGCTCAACATCAACGCGGCCTGTAGCGGCAGCGGTGAAGGATCTAACGAGTTCCCAAGTCATTCCACCGTTTCGAGATACTTGAAGGTGGAGCGTTGCTGCGAAGGTTCCACTCACCGAGTAAGTGAAAGCGTCGCCGTGTTTTACGGCCTGAGCTTGTCCTACAGTCACGCCGGTAAAACTTTTTGAGATTACAATGTTGTCCATTACGCCTCCGCTTGTTGTCCGGCTTGAGCCGAATCAACGATTCTTGATAGTGCTGAGTCAGAATCCATAGGCGCTTGAGCAAGGTTCTTAGCCGCGCCCGAGAGCTGAGTGATCTGTTCAGCCTGTTGTTGTTGTTGTTGCGCAGCGGCCTGAGCCGCAGCCATCTTAGCCACTTCTTCGTCAGTGTTGAGGATCGAAGGATCAATCGAGAGCATATCCGCATAACGATCAATCGTTTTGTTGACGTTGAGTTTCATGAGAGCCTTAGGCTCGTACTGAGCCATTTGACCGATGAATCCAACGAAGCGATCCACAGAGTTGATGCCGAGAAGTTTCTGCGCTTGAGCCATGATCGAGATGTATTCCACCTTTAATCGTTGGCCTTGAATCTGTTGAGGAGGAGGCGGTAGCAAACCTTGAAGGTCCATGAAGTAGAAGCCAAGATCAATCAAGTTGTCCAAGACATCGGTGTTCAATTGCTCCAACACCGGACCAAGGACGAGAAGCTTCTCTTGTTTCTTCTCAGCGATCTCCGTTGCAGTGACCGTTCGACGATCAGAGTCGGTGATCATAAGGAAGATGTCTTCAAACCAACCACGTTGAACGCGATTGCGGACTTGACCTTGCTTGCCTTCCATTGCGCCGATGTCGAAACGGACCTCGTGCGCGGGCTTGAATCCTACAGATCCATTTGAAGTATCAACGTAAGTCGTATCTCCAGGGAGGATCGAAGCTTTGGCTGTTCGGAGAGCAGGATTCCCAACCATAGGAGGGTTGATCATCTTGTCGATGGCCTGAGCCACACGACGCTCACCGATCTGGAGCTGTTTGATGTCGCCGATTGTGGTCATGCCAGGGCAATCGGTAGCGTATACGTCCTCGCCAGTGGTTTCCCAACGAGCAGCTAGAACGGGGAAGTAATCATAGCCAGCCTTGCGAAGATAACGGTTATCATCAACGCCGGTCGTGAAATAACTCTTCTGTTGTCCAGCCGCGCCGGTTTCATAATAGACTGAGAGAAATTTCTTGAACTCAGATCCCAGCATTTTAGGATCAGCGTCGGGATTCGGCATGACTGCGTGGCAGACATCGACGTTCGTTTCTTTCTGCCCACTGATCCACATATTTCTAACGTGAACCGAGAACGCATCCCAGTTCTGAACCTTGTTGTTCTTGAAGATCCCGAACTTTTGCACGATCTGGCGCACGGTCATTTGAAATTCGCGCATCAACACATCGACTTTGAGCTTCTCGTTTTGCGAGAGCATATAAGAGCCGATAGGCAGAGGGTAAAAATGAAGGACTGAATCAAGATCCTCTTCAACAAAGATCGCGGCAGTCCCGAAGGTTCCGAGATCGCCATACATAATAGGCAATACGTTGTAGAGATTCGATTTGAGGAACACGCTGTTGAGGCGATCACCTACAATAGAGAGCCACTCTTTGACGGCTTCGAGTTCATTGAGTTCAATATCGGGAAGCGTCAGCTTAAACCAAGGACGAGCAGGAGAGGTGATCCCGCTCATCATACCTGCGCGAAGAGTTCGCGAAGCTAGTGTTGCAGTGGAGTCGATGATCTTTTGATTCCTGCGATCTCCACGGTTCACATCGGTTGAAGTGAATCTTGGACGGCGCGGGTTGATGTATTCGCCGAGTTCTCTCCACGCGGGCATGAAGGAGGATTGCTCCTGCTTCATTTGCGAGCGCATGATGTTGAGGAGTTCTCGAAGTGTCGGCTTGTAGGCGGTGTCTTCGCTTAGTACGGCTGACATCTATGCGCCCAACAAAGTCTTGCCAGCGGTTTGAGCAGGCGTTGTGACTCCGAGGGGACTTGTGAGAATCGTGTCGGATCTTCCCTGCGCACCGGCTGCCTGAGTTTTCTGGCGGCGTCGCGCAGATTTGAGGGAGCTATCAGAAGCGGACTGTTCGGCGGCTGCATCTTCTGCGGCCTTGCGATCAGCAAAGAGTTTGTTCTGATTTTCGGATTGCTCTTTGGCGGCCTTGGCCTGTTCCTCGGCTGCTTTGCGAGCAGCGACGGCGGGCGCGTTGATCGCGTCCTGTGCCTTATCCAATGCCCAAGCTGTGGGATACCACAGTGGAGCGACTACTGCCGTAGCAGCACCCGCAGCGCCTTTTGAAGATCCACCCATGAAATTGCCCTCCCCAGGGAAATTAGGTGACGTTTAAAATGTGATCACAATATAGACCTGATTCTTAATTATGTAAGTCGGTCGTCTTTTTTTACAAGACGCTTTGCGTAAAGAAGGGCAAAAGGTTTGTAGCCACACTTGACCGTCAACATTTCTCCAAAGTTATTTGACGCTCGGATGTCTTGAATTATTAATTGAACACCTTCATGCCCTAGCATTTCATCACACCAATTGATAAAGGCCGCGCCGTTCCCGCGATTCTCTTTCTTAATGTAGAGAACGTCTTGATGAGCTTGAAGGATCGACTTGTAGTGAGCCGACATCGAGAGCGTGAAGACCTGATACCCGACAAGAAACCTTCTCTCGTCGCGCACCGTGAACACTCTGAGTTTGTTTTGGCGATCAAGTTCACGATAAATCTTCTCGTCAACATCGGCTCGCTCACCAACAAAGAGTCTCTCCACCTCATCAACGTGATCTTGAAAGAGGAGATTCATCTCGTGCCAACATTTGTCGAGTGGCTCTAAACTGTACTGCAACATTAGAGATCCTCCTCTTGCAGCATAATCCCGACGATCAACCCTCCAAACAATACGATTGCGATTGGAACAACGATGCAGAACTTAAATGCTTTTGCGAAAAATCTTTTTATCATGCGTCCTTAAATGGATCGTAGTCCAAGTTTACTTTTTGTGTGGGATGATCAAGGCCAAGCTCCGCGTAAACCGAATTGCCTTCCATTTCTGGCAGCGCAAATGTCAACGCGAGTCCGTCCGCTCGATCAGGTGAGAAGCCGAGTCGTTTCTTGATCGCTTCTTTAGGTTCAATGAGGATCTTTCCTTTGACGAACGTATATGTGGGAGCAACGAGTTCCTTTGCCAAGACCGCATCATTAGGAAGTGAGAGATTCTTTTTGATCGCGGCGGCCATATTCCACCACATCTCTGCTCGTTTGTTTGCGAACTTATCCATTTCGATAGCTTGCCCAGCGAACTGAACTTCCATTGGAGTGTGTCCCCACGATTCCAATTGATCGACAACGCCAGCGCCGTATCCACCTGTTCCGTCAACGAACTCCATTTCGGATCGCCAGTTGTTCTTGGCAAGAGCAACACGGGCAGCGACCTTGATCGAGTTCTGTTCTTTCATCTCGATGCACTTGAATACCTGAATCCCTTGGCGTGGATATATGATCGAGCTGTCGTCACCGAAGCGAGCAACATCAACACCGAGTCTCTTCTGTGCGTATTCATAATGAGCTTTGTCGTGGATTCTCTTCATTGCTTTTGCAACATCGTCGGGACCAAGCAAGGCGTTGATACTGGACGGTGGAAACAATCCTAAGATCAGAGACATAACCCACGGGTTATCGCGTCCATGCTCTTTGATTTGTTCACGAGCCCAGTCGATGTCGATACGTTTGGAACGCCGAGGATCTTCGGGATCGCCTGTGATCGTGATGATATACCAAAGCGCACGAGCCTTCTTAGCAGCGTGGTAAAGCAGCCCAGTCAACGACGTAGGGTTTCCGGCTTGAAGGATCTTCCCGAACTTAGGCTTGGTTGAGAGAGCTTGCTCGGCGGCCTTGGCCACTGCAACAGGGATGTCGCCTGATTCGTCGATCAATACAAGGACAAACTCTGAGTGAAGACCGGACAGCGTTCGTCCCTGCTCCTCCTCATCGGCAGTCTTTGAGAAGGAACGCGCAGACAAGAACCACGTTGAAGGGAAGTCCTTCGCGAACACGCGCTCCTTTGTCCATTGGAACAACCTCAACAACATCTCGCTACGGCCCTGCCACTTCGAGATCTCAGCCCACAAGTTATCTTTCAAGTTGTCGGATGTGATCGAAACAGCCGCGCCTTTAGGATGTTGGCCACGGTCGCAATAACAAAGGAGGAAGTTCCATGCACACCACGCGAGGACCGCTGACTTGCCAGGACCGGCGCACGCTTGCATGGAGATACGAGGTTTAGTTGGATCAGCGAAAGCCCTGAGGACTTCTATCTGCCACTCGTCAGGTTCAACGCCAAAGACTTCGCGGACAAATACGACAGGATCTTCACGCCATATCTTGATCTTCTCAGGCGTGTTGTGGATGCCGGTGATCATCTAGTAATCCTCTTCCCCGTCTTCACGGTCTTGATAATCGTCATCGTCTTGTGCGTCGCACGCGAAAACTCCACCAACTCGGAAGCAAAACTCTTTGCAATCGAAGCAGAGGTCTTCGTCGGGATCTATTCCGGCTTGCCACAACATCTCTCGCTCGCTCATACG